TGATGATGGTGTAAATGAAGCGGACATTGAATCAAACAATGGTGGTCGTGGATTTGCAAGAAGTGTTGAAAGAATATTGCTGGAAGAAATGAATTCAAATAGATGTATTATAAATCCATTCTTCCAAAGTAAAAACAAAATTGCAAGAATAATATCAAATTCAACATGGGTTATGAATCATATTTATTTTCCAGTGAATTGGGCTGACAAATATCCTGATTATTATGATGCTATGAACAGATACCAAAAAGAAGGTAAGAATGCACATGATGATGCACCTGATGCAACAACTGGAATTGCAGAAAAGGTTGGTCAAGGTGATACATTTAGCTTTGATTAGAAAGGGTGTAAATGATGGATGTTATGAAAGGTATAAACAGAATAACAAATATAGTCAATCAGATAGAATATGAATATTTGCATATAGAAATAAGAACAAAGAATGATACTTTTATATTAGATAAAACAAAACCAAAAAATCAAATAGGTTTTAACACAGTGAAAGGGGGTGAATGATACATGTTTGAATTCGGAAATGATACAGTAATAAGAAGAATAAGTAATTTAATAAAAGAAGGTGGCAAAGTCACTGATGAAGAATATGTAATAAAAGAAATCAACAGATTCAGAGTTTCTAAAAGAAGAAAAGACATGGTTGATGGTGAAAAGTATTATGAAGGTAAACATGATATTTTACACAGAAAAAGAACCATAATAGGAAAAGATGGTAAACTTGAAGAAGTTGAAAACTTACCAAACAACAGAATAGTAGATAATCAATATCAAAAGATGGTTGACCAAAAGAACAATTACTTATTGGGGCAACCTTTTTCAATACAAAGTGATAATGATGTATATGCTAAATTGTTAAAACAAGTATTTAATAAAAAGTTCCATAGATTATTGAAAAATATAGGTGAAGATTCTTTGAATGAAGGCATTGCTTGGATGTTCGTTTATTATGATGAACATGGGGAATTCACCTTCAAGAGATTAAAACCATATGAAATAATACCAGGATGGAATGATTCAGAACATACAAAATTGGATTATGTTATAAGAATATATGAAACAATTATTGTAAAGAAAGCAACTGAATCTATTATACAACATGTTGAAGTATATGATGAAAATGGTATTTATTATTTTACATTAGAAGGTGGCAAGTTAGTTCCTGACCCTGTAAAACCATTTGAGAATTATTTCACAATAACAGATTCAAAAGGTAAAAAACAAGGTTATAATTGGACTAAACTTCCAATAATTCCTTTTAAATATAACAATAAAGAAATACCACTAATCAAAAAAGTGAAATCATTACAAGATGGTTTAAATTTAATTGAATCTAACTTCTTGAATCAAATGGAAGAAGATGTTAGGAACACAATTTTAGTATTAGTCAACTATGATGGTCAAGACCTGGGGCAATTTAGAAAGAATTTAGCACAATATGGTGCTGTTAAAGTTAAAACAATAGATGGCACAGGTGGTGATGTTAAAACATTACAAATTGAAGTAAACAGTGAAAACTACAAAGTAATTATTGAATTATTTAAGAAAGCAATAATTGAAAATGCTAGGGGTTATGATGCAAAAGATGACAGACTTGGTAATAATCCAAACCAAATGAATATTCAATCTATATTTTCAGATATAGACCTTGATGCAAATGGTATGGAAACAGAATATCAAGCAGCATTTGAAGAATTATTGTGGTTTATAAACTGTCATTTTGCTAATCAAGGATTGGGTGATTTTGAAAATGAAGAAGTTGATGTAATATTCAATCGTGACATGTTAATTTCAGAATCAGAAATTATTGATAATGTTAATAAGTCACAAGATTTATCACTTGAATCAAGACTTGCACAACATCCTTGGGTTGATGATGTTCAAGCTGAAATTGAAAGAATTGAAGAAGAAAAACAAAAAGAAATGGCATTATACCCATTTCCTTCAAATAATCCAGCTGACCCATCAAAAACAAAACCAAATGATGAAGGCGGTGATGTAGAAGATGGCGAAGAAGAATAGTGATTATTGGAAAGGTAGATTTGAACAACTAGAAGAAGCATCACATAAAAAAGCAGAAGCGGTGTATGCATCAATAGAAAATTCATATATTCAAGCACAAAGAGAAATCGAAAGTAAAATCAATAATTGGTATGTAAGATTTGCGAATAATAACCAAATTACTATTAATGAAGCTAAAAAATTATTAAATAGTCAAGAATTAAAAGAATTGAAATGGGATATTCAAGAATATATCAAATATGGAAAAGAAAATCGATTGAATGATATATGGATGAAAGAACTTGAAAATGCATCAGCTAAATTTCATATTTCAAGGTTGGAATCATTAAAGATACAAACACAACAATCAATGGAAGTTCTTTTTGGTAATCAACTTGATGAAATAGATAAAATGGCATCAAATATTTATAGTGATGAATATTATCATAGTTGTTATGAATTACAAAAAGGTTTCAACATTGGTTGGAAAATAGCATCTATTGATGAAAATAAACTTCAAAAAATAGCATCTAAACCATGGGCAATTGATGGTAAGAATTTCAGTGAAAGAATTTGGGGTAATAAAACAAAAATGGTGAATGAATTACACAATCAATTAACAATTATGTGTGTTCAAGGAAAATCACCTGACAATGCTATAAAGTATATGTCTAAAAAGTTTAATACTTCAAAATCACAAGCTGGTAATCTAGTAATGACAGAATCAGCATATTTTTCAAGTCTAGCACAAAAGGATTGTTTCAATGATTTGGATGTTGAAAAATATGAAAATGTTGCAACATTAGATTCACATACATCTGCAATATGTCAAGATATGGATGGAACAGTGTTTGATATGAATAATTTTGAACCTGGTGTTACAGCACCACCTTTTCATAATTATTGTAGAACAACAACAGTTCCACATTTTGATGATGACTATGATGTAATTGGTGAAAGAGCAGCAAGGGATGAAAAAGGTAATACATATTATGTGCCTGATAATCTAAAATATAAAGATTGGTATAATAAATATGTAGTTGATGCCAAAGAATTGAAAAATGAAATAAAAAATGCTAAAATAAATACAAGTGAAATTATAAAAGAATTGAAAAATTCTAAAATTGAATATAATCCAGTTCAAAAATTGAATAATGTATTGTCAAGTGATGAAATTATACAAAAGATTGGTGGCGGTGATATGACAAAAGGTTCATGTGCATCATTAGGTTTTGCATATATAGCAAATAAAAATGGGTTGGATGTTCTTGATTTTAGGGGTGGTTTAAGTCAAGACTTCTTTTCAAGAACAGGTAATATTTATAAAATATCACAACTTACTGGTGTTAAAACAATTATTGATGAAAATTTCAATGATGTAATGGGAACAATGAATTTATTAAAAATGGTTGAAGAAGGAAAAGAATATTTATTATCAACAGGAAATCATGCTGCAATAATAAGACTATTTAATGATAAATATCAATTTTTAGAATTACAATCACCAAAAGAAAATGGTTTTAAATCATTAACAACAAATCTATTAAAAAATAGATTTAGTTGTAAACAAACACATACAATACAAGGAATTAAATATAAATCAAAAAATATTTTAATAGAAGTTGATTCTTTTAAGGATAATGCTGAATTTGAAGAAATAATGGGGTATATAAATACACCATTAGATAAACAAATAAAGGGGGCAAGTGGAAGTGAAAAATAATTTTTATAAAAATAATGACACTGACCAAATATGGTGGATTGATAATCCTGATAAAATTGGTGAACACTTATTTACCTTTGACCAAGAAAAAATTTATAATTTATTTGAAGATTATCCACATGCATTAACAAAAGAACAAAAAGAAATATTCGACAAAGAAAATCCATATTGGAAAGATTTTTTCAAAGATAGAAAATATTGAAAAAATCAAGGGTACAAGTTATATTACCCACTAATTAAAAATGCTTATATGGGCATTATATAAGGTGAAAAAATTGCCTATTTTGAAGGAATTACAAGATTTTTTGTGATTTCTTTTTTATTGTCAATTTTTACATAAATGACCTGGTTGGATGTCGAGAAAAGACAACAATATCAAAATTTTATGTGGAAGCAACCCACGAGAAAAAGCGAAGAAAGGATTGATATATTATGCAAAGAAAATTTTTAGAAGATTTAGGAATTACAGACAAGGAAACAATTGACAAAATAATTGATGAAAACTCATCAGATATTGGAAAAGCAAAAGGTGAATTGGAAACAGTTCAACAAAATTTGAAAAATGCCAATACAGAAATTGAAACATTGAAAGGTCAAGTTTCAGAAAGAGATGGTCAACTTGAAACTTTAAAGAAATCAACAGGTGATGTTGAAGAATTAAAGAAACAAATTGAAACATTACAAGCTGATAATAAGGCAAAAGATGAAGCACATGCTGCTGAAATGAAAAAAATTAAGGTTGATAATGCAATTGAAACTGCACTTACTGCTGCAAAAGCAAAAAATAATATTGCAGTAAAAGCATTATTAAAAGATTTAGATAAACTTGAATTAAATGAAGATGGTTCAATTAAAGGTGATGCATTAAAAAATCAATTAGATGCACTTGTTAAAGATGAAGGAACAAAATTCTTATTTGATTCTGAAAATAAAAAGCAAAACTTTAAAGGGGCTAAACCAGGTGAAGCTGGAAAAGAAGACCCAGATGATAAGGTTGACTTATCAAAAATGACATATGATGAAAGGGCTGCTTATTTAGAAGAACACCCTGAAATTGATGTCTAAAAATTAAAAATTTTATAAAGGAAAGGTAAAGGTGAACGAAAATGGGAAATTTCGATTCAAAGAGCTTTAATGAAAAAGCATTCAAATATTCTGTGGAACATCCAAGAATAACAAATTTAAAAACAAATGAATTAAAAAAATCAAAAGCATTAAAAGGAAGTAAAGATATTAGAGATGTTTTCTCATCTCAAAATGGTACTGTTTATGCTGAAATAGCAATGAAAGGATTATTAGATGGTCAAGCAGTAAACTATGATGGTCAAACAGACATTACAGCTACAAGCACAAAAACATTCAATCGTGGTGTAGTTGTTATAGGTCGTGCGAAAGCATGGGTTGAAAAAGATTTCTCTGATGATGTATCAGGTGAAAACTTTATGGATAATGTTGCAGACCAAGTTGCTGAATATAAAGATGGTTTAGACCAAGACACAATACTTGCTATATTACAAGGTATATTTGCAATGAC